AACCATAATAACGTTTGACATAATCAAGGTCTTTGATTTTATCTTGACGGAGCCAGGGAGAAAATCTCTTCTTTTTCCTCAGACTATTTATAAAAAAGTCATACTGCAACTTCTTTGGGAGGAAATGATACTGATTCATTTCATTCGCAAACATAATGCAATCAATATGACCTGATAAACAACGATTGATAATATAAGGAGCATATTCTTTCTCAAGTGAAGGGTCTTCGTCAATCAGATGTTCCTTTGTCTGATTGATTGAGTTAAGCCAATCTTTAAGTTCCATCATTCAAAAAATTTCATCAGATTATCACTAATTTCATAGTTAAAAAGTAACAATTCTTTTCTTTCCTTTTGATCTCTCATATATTCACCAACGGAACGCATTGTATAAGTTAATGAATATTCTCCTGTCTTCCAATTCTTAAAACGATCCTTTACCAATTGATCTGCATTGTAACTAATCAACTGATCCATATTATTAGCATCGCAATCAGTAGCAAACTTATCGTGATCAAATCCTTTATGCATTGATCCTTTGTCCCCGTAGAGATTATCCTTAATGTCATAAGGAGGATCGAGATACATAAAAGCACCTTTGTTTCCATCCATCAGATAATCATAGGAATAGTTAGTTATACGCCAATTTTCAATTATTTTAGAATACTCAGGCAGTTTTTCGATACCCCGCAAATTGAAGTTGGAGTTGGAAGCTTGCTCTGAAAATGCAGAACTCGCCGTGAGACCACTGAAACTGCACTTATTGACAATATAGAAAGCCACAGCACGATCAATGCTAGGCAAACTCGTGTCATTAATTTGCTCCTTTGCTTGAAGGAAAAGATCTTTTGCTAACTCTGGAGTATTATTTGCTGCCTTAAGATTTGCCAGTTTATCCTTAAGATCAGATCCAAACATCTGGAGTTGTTGCCAGAAGTTTACAAGAGGTTCATACAAATCATTCACCCAAATATCTAGGCTAGGATATTTTTTACTGATATGAATTGAAACACTTCCACCACCAAGAAAAGGTTCACGAAACTCATCATAGTTGCGAAGGTCTGGAAAATAAGGATCCATCTTAACGCAAGCACGGGACTTACCGCCTGGGTAGCGTAATGGAGTTTTAAGAGATTTTATATTACCACTCATCAGATTCATCTTCCCACTTGTACAGTTCATCGACAATTTCATAATATAGTTCTTTTACTTGCTTTTTAGGGGCAAGAGAAACATTATTTGCAATATATTCCACATCTCTTTTATCAACAATAATTTTTAATCCAGATTTAGAAGTATTTTTTATAGGATCAAAATTTTTCAATGCATTCTCAAAAGATACAAGTCCAAAATGACCTTGTGTTTGATCAATTAAAAGCATTTGATCAAACTTTTTTTCTGGAAAAGAATTATTTACATTTCCTTGAAAATTTTTAAGAATGATTGATTTAGTATTAAAAGTTTTATCAGTTTGAAATAGACGATCAACACCTTTTGCTTCTAACCTCAAATTATCATTAGTAACAAAATCATGTCCCAACGTATCATTCAATCCAACATAAGTTAAATTACTAGTTTTTTCAATTGCCTTTTCAATAAATACCGTTCGCGTAAATTTTTGACCACCAAAACGAAGGCGGCGAGTGTATTTAATTACACCCATGACCATAGAAAAATCAAATTGAATCATTGTTTTCATAATCAGGTTTGTTGTACTTCAAGTATTCAAGGAAAGTCATTTTCATTTCCTTTTGAGTCATACCACAATGCTTTGCAGCAGCGGGCAAGGTCATTCTAGCACGAAATAGACCTTCATTTGCCTCTTTCACATTTTCAGGAGTTGTCTTTACTGGGACATCATATAAAGATGCCTTATTAATTTTCAGCAGACCCATTGATACACCTCACAGAAATTTGAACATTTTTAGTTGCTTCTGCCATTTCACGATATCCAGTACCAACATAAAGTTGCCCAGAGACAACAGCAACAGCACAAGCACCCCAGAAAATATAATACCACTGAGATTTAAGTTGATGCCTGATCATTTGAATTCACACTCCACCATTATTTCAGTCAAACAAGCGAGCATATTTATTTCTTGGTCTGCGACAAAAGCTCCTTGATACTGATACTTAGCGAGCACAAGAACAGCAGCAGGAATAGAAGCAGGAACCAGACTTTCGTAAAGAGAATCGTAGATACGACGGAGAAGTACAGTAGTATCATTGTCCAGATTACTGACGACCCACTTACGAACCTCAGAAAAGTTCTTTTCTTTAAGGTACTTAACAAGTTCATTTACAGCGATGTCTGAGAAAGACGCAAGAATTCCCGAGTCAATTTTGCCTCCCACGCTGTACCGTTGGCACTCGTTGAGGACTCGTCTAAAATCAGGAAAATGCTTGGATACCAACTCAACAAGAACTTTTTGGTCGTAAGCAATTTTTTCATTATCCAGAATAGTTTGTAATCTTTTATAGAAAGAACTTGCAAGTTGTGCCTTTTCTTTACCCTTTACACTAAAATCAACAACAGCACATCGGGAATGAAGAGGTTCAATGATTTTATTTTTGTAGTTGCAGGTAAAGATAAATCTACAATTATTATAAAATGTTTCAATATTTGCTCTTAGCAAAAGTTGAACATCATTACCCGTATTGTCTGCCTCATCTATAATAATAACTTTATGTTTAGAATCTGCTGTTAGTGAAACTGTTGATGCGAAGTTTTTTGCCTGATTCCTTACAGTATCAAGGAAACGACCCTCATCAGATCCATTAATCACATAATAATCAGCACCTAATTCATTGCAAAGTGCTTTTGCAATTGTAGTTTTACCAATACCAGGAGGTCCAGCAAGAAGAAGATTTGGTATCTCACCCTTACTGACAAAATCATTAAATGTTTTCTTTGTATCGTCTGGAAGAATACAGTCATCAATAGTTTGAGGTCTGTATTTTTCTACGAACAAAAATGAGTTGTTGTCCATAATCAAAATAAAAGTTCAAAGGTAATAATAGTTTGCGAATGATTTACTTCTCATTCTCCAACTTACAGTATCTTTATGGATACCAAGTATTGTAGCACATTCTTTTACAGATTCATAAATCACACCATCAACATAGCATTTTTTTCCCATAGATTTTGAAAGATTTTTTTTGTGCTCTTCGGTAAATGGGACTCCTTTTCTTGGATGAGAATTTTTAGACCAATATTCTTTTTGGGACTTACGCATTTTATCAATAGAATCTTTTGTGTGCTTCGTTCCCCATAAAGAATTTAAAGAAGGGTTTAACCATTCACAATATTCTTGTTCTATTTTTTTAATATCTTCGTCTTCGTGTATCCACTTAACGACTTCAATAATAAAATTATGATATCCATACTTTAAAAAATTTTCATAAAGTTTAGGACAATCCATTTTATTACTAGCACACATAGTTATATGTTTAGCAAACCTAAGCATATAATTTTTTTCAGTAGAACCTATGTAATTTTCTCCCGTTATTTTGTTTCTTATTTGGTAAATGCAACTCATTTATTAAACCTCGTAGTATAATACTATTTAGTAAATGAGTTATTTACACCCATTCGGGTTTACGTTCGGGCATACGGAGATAATTATCCGCAACCCAAGGCTTGGAAGCAATGTACATTTTATAAGCAGTAAATGTATCAATATTCGTATCAAGTTTGTATTCGTCAGGCATTGCCCGTGTAAATGGTGTCACATCTGTAATCTTACCCTTTGGAAAAATGTAGTAAGCATCTACAAGAGTCTTGTAGCAAGAGTGAACTTTACCGTAACGCATCGTATACTCATCACATAGATTCATTCCCCACTTGATTAACCAATAGGCATTGTGGATACTATCCATTGCCCATTTGGTGCAGGGATGATTACGAAACGCACCCTTTTCAGTTCTGTAGGGAGTGTTATCAGTCTTATACAAAGGACCATAGTTATGACCCCATTTTTCAGATGCCACGATGGAAAGCATTTGGCAGCATTCCAGCGGCATCTTGACAATGTGTTTGTCGGGAAGACAGATAGCACTTTCAGCAGGCCAAGGAGAAGTTACAAAGATGTTCATCAGAAACAGTATTTGCGAAGTACATATTTAACTTGACTTGGTTTATCTTCCATCCAAAATGCTTCTCGATCAATTTGCTTTAAATTGCGATCATAAGCAATTACTTTTTTCAAGTCATTTTCTCTTCTAGCATTTAAATACATTGAGGACGAATTAATTCCAAAAGGACTTAGTTCTTGAAAATTTCTTTTACACGATTGTGCTACATGAGCAGATTCATGTAACAGAGTTTCAAATACATCATGCTCAACATTACCATAACTTTTAATTTTATTAGTACAAAAAGTTAAAGTTTTTTTAGTAGCACTATAAAATCCAAAAATGTCATGTTGCCGACAAATCGGAGCATTTTCAACTACCCGAACTTTTTTGGACACCATATTATAAATGGATTGCCCATCGGGAGAAAGATAAAGAAGAAATTCCATCAACCAAAGGTAGAATCAGGTTCCAGAGCAATATAATAGCAGAGGTTGTACTTAGGATTCGTGAACTGTGACAGAAGTTTTTGTGACACTACAACGTCATAGGCACCAGGAATGATCTTGATGTTTTCTACCTTGAAGTTGAAGGTGAATTCTTTGTCAGTCTCACCAACCACAATGGCATATTCGTTAGAAGTATCATTCTTCTTATCACGAACCACCAGTTTGATAACACCATTCTCACCGACTGCAGAAAGGTCAGGAAGTTGATACACCGCTGCTGCCTTGACCAGTTTTTCCAGAGAAGTGCTGTCCAGTTGGAAGCAAACGTCTTGAGAGGGCAGTTGAATGTCCTTATCGGGAGGAGAGATAATCACATTGGGGTCGGCAAAGAAGTACTTCACACGACGCTTACCTTCTTTGATGCTCAGGTGAGAATCTTCGGTAAAGTCAAGGTCGGGATCTTGGTGAAGACTCAGACCATTCAGAAACTGGTTGAGGTCATAAATCGCAAAGTCACGGGGAAAATCTTCAGTAATTTCTGCTTCAGCAAGAATGTTCTTAGCAACAGAAATAGTGCGAAGACGATTACCACTCTTCACAAGAATAGAGTTGTTGATACCAGCAAAGTTCTTGAGAAGAGCAAGGGTATTGTCAGAGAGTTTCATAGTTTTGTTTTGGATTTTCATAATCAACGGAATTCAGTAAGACCATTATCTTTACGGGTATAGTGCCCGTCAAAGTGGAGGAGAAGCATAGCATAGTGAATGACTTTGAGGAGGTCACGCTTATTGCGTCCATCTTTATCACCATAGCGGCTTCCATACTTGAGAATATTTGCCTGACAGAAAGGCACTGCCAAGTCTTTTGCTGCCATCAGGTCAATTGTTTGCGTATCTTTATATTGTTGATTGTGACCACAATAGTGACTGCCGTAAGTACTGGTCACATAATCCTGAACATCTTTCAGGATTTTATCCTCATCATATTTCCAAAGATGATTTTTAGGTTCGGTCATAACAGGTGTTTTTTCAATTACAATTTTATCGTCACTATTCAATGCCATAGTGAATTGGTATTCAGAATAAGGATACTCATCCATAATAAAGGGGAAGGGTCATAATTTACCTTCCCCAATTATATCAGAAAACTGCTTCGGAGGCAAATGCAGCACGGACTTCCGCTTCAGAAGGACCAGTAGGCATCTGGAAGTCGGCATCCACTTTATCGTAGAGTTCCAGGAAAGACTGCTTGGTTTCATCATCAAAGCGGTTCACACACACTTGGATTGCCTTTGCCTTATCACTGAAGATGCTGTAGGCACGGATGATGTGAACCAAACGGCGGGTGCTGATGATTTCCTCAATACCACCATCGTAGAAGGTCTTACGAATAATATCTGCCCAATCCACCAGACGCTTGCAGAAATCACGGTCTTCCACGCCAAGATCCAAAGCAATGCCTTCCAGAATCTTCTGCTCAGTAGCAGGGGCAGGATACCCTTGCTCAAAGGTCACAGGGAAACGCTCAAGGAATGCTTCATTGAGAACGTTGGTGCCAATAAAGCGACCGTCATCAGAACCTTTACCTTTCGTGTTGGCAGTGGCGAACACATTGAAACCAACGGCAGGTTTCACAAAGCGACCAATCTTTTTCAGGAAGACACCCTTACCTTCCAGAACAGATTGAAGGCACAGAATCTTGTTAGAAGCAAGGTCAATCTCATCCAGCAGAAGGATTGCACCACGTTCCAGTGCCTCAATCACGGGACCATTGTGCCAGACGGTCTCACCATTCACCAGGCGGAAACCGCCAATCAGATCATCTTCATCAGTCTCAATCGTGATGTTCACACGGATCAGTTCACGCTTCAGTTGAGCACATGCTTGCTCCACAGAGAACGTTTTGCCATTACCCGACAGACCCGTAATGAACGTAGGGTAAAAGATACGGGACTGAATAATTTTTTTAATATCGTTAAAGTTACCAAACTTGACGAAGGTATCATCTTTGTCAGGAATAAGATTTTGTTCAACAGCAGGAAGAGCAGCAGGTGCTTGATATGCCTGCTCCATTTTACCAACAACAGTAGGGGTCACTTCCAGATTCCAACGACCGCGATTGGTTTTGAATTGCTCAAGGCGGCGAGTCACGGTCTGATAATTAAGACCACGAGAAGCACAAAAACCCTTCAGATCTCCAGAAGTGATTTCGGAACCATACAGTTCTTTGATGCTATCAAAAAGGTCTTGGTCGTTCACAGAAGATTTGCGAGGCATAATGTAATTAGGTGTTTCATTTGAACTCTCATATTATACACACAAAAATGGGGCAACCAAGTGCCCCATGTGACAGTTTTAGAATTGGCACAATCAACGCATTGATGGGTTTCTTTCTGCAGCACTTAATGAACCATGCTGTCTAGGATCATCATCATCTGGTTCTCTTTCTCTCATTTGTCTTTGTCTCTGCTTCTCCATTTTTTCATTCTTTTGTGTTTTCAAATCAGCATCAGATCTTTGCTGCGCTGTTGCAGCTGAGGAACCTCCTTTTCCTTTTCTCTGCAATTTGTAATAAAGACGAGTTGCTTCCTCAATTTGCTCTTTATTCATATTTGCCATAATTACAAGAGCATCCTGATTTGTATCAGCATACCCTTCAGCAACTAAGTATTCGAGAAGATAATCAAAAAGATCAATATCTTCTTTTACTGGACGATAATCCTTACTTGTTGCAGTTGGGGTTCTTCTTCCTGGACCAGCAGGGGCAAGGGCAGCACCTACAACTTTACCAACTGGATTTGTCTTCATAAAGTTAGATGCTGCATCAAGTGCTTTACCAACTTTCTGTTGAAGATCTTCATCTAGTTCTTCAATACTATTATACTCATTTGCCTTTTCTCTCAATTTTTCATTATAAACCGCCTCATACATAAGGCGAATATCTTGAACCTGTTGGGAATTCATATGAGTTGTTATACTTTTCTAAGATTATTTATTAAGCGACAAGTTCCATAAACTCTCCAAGAATCTTTTTATTCATTTTTTTGGACTTCAAACTTTTAACGAAAGCAGATTTGATTTGTGCCTTAGAGGCATCCTCAGCAACATCAAACTCGGTATCTTGAGAAAGTGCAGTCGCAGAAAGACCAAAGTAAGAATGGTAACCAGACTTTTTCAGAGTGAATGCTTTTTCTTTACGCCAAGCAATCATTACTTTATCATACTCTGGACCATAATAACCACAATAACGACGAATGAAGTTGCCAGCATCACGTCCTTCCAGAACACGAATGCCGATAAAGTTAATATCAGCAAACTTGTCCCGCAGGTTACGAAGAAAAACATCGGTCATATGATGCCATTCGCAATCCAAAGAATAAGTGCTTCCAGTCTTACGGTCACGCAAGAATGAACCAAATCCAATACCAGCAGTCCCCAGAAAAGGACCTTCTTCCCATTGACGCTTGACTTCACGGTGATACTTAATACCACACGCTTCACCGTCAGTCAGAATCACACACTGAACTTTTTGGAGTTTATTCTCTTTCTGAAATTTGGGCAGAATCTGATGAAGAGAAATAAGTGCCTCATTCAAAGGAGTGCTTGAAAGAGAAAGACCCAGAGGAATAGAATAACGAGCATAGTAGTTACGTCCAAAAGAATA